ATTACAAATGGAGGGTTATAAAAATGGGAACTAAAAGAGTAGGCTTGGCGAGAACCCAAGCATTAATTGAGAATTTAAAGAGAGAGTTGACGATGGGGGGAAGTATCCTCGCGGGCTCAAAACTCAAGGTGGAAGCAATTACGGCGAATAAAACGTTGGTTGCTGCGGATAGTGGGACGCGATTTACTATTGGTACTGCGACCGCTGCTGTGACTTTACCGACTGTGGCTGTAGCCGGCTCGGGATGGTATTGTGAGTTTTGGGTAAATGACAACACAGCCGCCACAACTATCACTTCTCCGGGCACAGATTTGATTCTTGGAAATGTGCGCACCGGCGCCGACAACGCAACGCCGCAGTTGATGCCGGCAACAGCTATTGCAACGGAGACGCTCGTCTTTACAACGTCCGCTGTTCAAGGTGACTTTGCTCGGCTTTTTTGTGATGGAACAAATTATTTTATCACTGGGATGTCGCGAGTTGCCGAAGGAATTACCTTAGCCGCTGAGTAACAACATTTAAAATATATTTTTATATTTATCCCCCTCTTCGGAGGGGGTTTTCTTTTGAAAGCCGCGATCTGCCAAAAAATACTGCCGGCAATTTTTTGAGATTTTCGGTTTTGTATAAATAAGACTATTTACTATACACCCAAGGAGTATATAATGGGCAGAAAAAGAAGATTAATAGCGGCGAGTAAAAAGTTTGGTTCTAAACATTCGGCGCATCCTATAGTTTTACGCAGCGCAGAAGAAGAGCCAAAAATAGAAGTCGCGCCTGTAGAAGAAGAGAGGGTTGTGATCGCAAAAGAGCCCGAGCCACAAGAGCTTGAGCCCACGGCGCCACAAGAGCTTGAACCACCCGAGCCTCCAAAGCCAAAAGTTAGAAAAAAGAGAACCACAAGAAAAAGGACCCCTCGAAAGAAGGCAGCGGCCAAAGAAGCATAGCTAAATACATCTTTATTAAAGAACCCCCGGTACTGCCGGGGGTTTCTCTTTTTATAAACTATTTACACTAGCGGGAGATCCATTGAATGCCAACTCAAACAAACCCAAAATCAGAAACTAGCACAGTAGTTTTAACTTCCACCGGTAGTATAACCAGCGTTGCAGCGGCAGTTCCATTTGGAATGTACACCGGTTCTGTTGATTTTTTAAGCGGAGCCGCCCTCCAAGTCAACTATGTTTATAAAAAGCTTGGTGGCGATGTTGTAGATATTGAATTAACCCCTTCGAATGTTTATGCGGCATACGAAGAGGCGGTTTTGGAATATTCTTACATTATTAATTTGCATCAAAGCAAAAATGTATTATCCGATGCCCTTGGCAACACAACGGGTACTTTTGATCATCTCGGAAACATAAAGGGTGAAGCTTCCCTTTCTTCAAGTTTGGGCGGTCAACATGTGGCGCTCAAATACATGAAGACCCAATTTTCTATTAGCAAAAAAATTGGAGACGGGGCTTCATATATTGAAGGCATGGGGGGAACTATTCGCCAATATTCGGCCTCCTTTTCCCCCACTCACGATAAGCAAGACTATGATTTACAGACGATTATTGAAACTGCCGGGACTTCTGGAGTAGATGATGGCGGCGCCGCGGTACCCTTTGCTGGAAAAATTAATGACAAGCGCGTTATTGTCACAAAAGTTTTTTTCAGGTCCCCACGAGCGATGTGGCGCTTCTATGGGTACTATGGGGGCGTCGGCGTCGTGGGCAACTATTCAACCTATGGTCAGTTTGCTGATGATTCCACGTTTGAGATTATCCCAACGTGGCAAAACAAAATGCAAGCTATTATGTATGAAGACTCTATTACTACAAGAACTTCGAATTATGCTTATGAAATTCGCGATAATCACTTAAGACTATTTCCTACTCCGAGTTATTGGGGGCTTGAAGAGCAAGATCGAATTTGGGTGCAATTCTACGTAGAAGATAATGCCTGGGAGGAGTCAGATCGTTATCAGTCGGGTGTTAATGGCATCAATAACATGAATACGCTGCCTTTTGACAATATACCATATGTAAATATTAATGCAATAGGGAAGCAATGGATTAGAAAGTATGCTTTAGCGCTTTGTAAGGAGATGCTGGGTCAAATTCGGGGCAAATTTACAACGATGCCCATCCCAGGACAGAGTGTTACTTTGAATTATTCCGAATTATTGACTCAAGCAAAAGAAGAACAGGAATCTTTAAAAACTAATTTGAAAGAAATGCTTAAAGAAATGGAATATACCGAATTGGCTAAAATGGAGACAGAAAAAGCGGATGCCGCAACGGCAACGTTCAAAAATTCACCTCTTCCCATCTTTGTAGGATAATAAGCTATGGCAAAATGGAAAAGACCGAGCGCCCCTCCTCCTCCATTGTTCTTTGGAGAGAAAGAGAGAGATCTTGTTAAGCAGGTCAACGATGAACTCATCGAAAAAGTCATTGGCCAGCAAATCTTATATTATCCGATTGATATTGAAAAAACCAATTTTCATGAATTATATGGAGAGGCGATAGAAAAAACTTATTTGCCCCCAATTCGCGTGTATGCCCTGGTTGAATTTACAGATTTCTCAACTGATTATTTAGCTAGCGCGGGTGTCGACAAGAGTTGGGAAGTTAACGTTCATTTTCATAAAAGAAGATTAGAAGAAGATCAAAATTTATATGTTAGAGAAGGTGATTTTGTTTTGTACGGAGAATATTATTACGAGATAGTTAAGTTATCGGAAGATACAAAATTATTTGGTCAAGTTGAGCATGGTTTTGAAATTTCCGCGAAATGCATAAGAGCGAGGCAGGGACTATTCGATGCTACCTGATAATTTTGATTTTGCAATGCTGCCCCCCGGCGGTGATTATGACTTAAAAGAAATAGGGATGCTCGCGTCCTCTATAGAGACTATAGATTATGCCATAACGTCATGGCTAAAAGAAGATTTAAAGTTGAGCGCGCGCACCAATGAGGGTTTTAAAGAGGTGCCGGTACTTTGGCAAACTCCAGAGAGATCTTTCCAGGTGAAGCACGAGAAATCTTTAAGAGACTCGGGAGGCGCCCTTAAACTGCCCCTTATTAGTATTGAGCGCACCGGCATAGTAAAAGATCCCAACCGAAAAGGCTCTTATCAGGCACAAAAATATTCAGATGATAAAAATGGTAGAACTGGAAGAATGGTGATTGCCCGCAAAATTGTTCAAGACAAAACACGAAATTTTGCAGTAGCACTTGGGTCGCGAACAAATTCTGGTGGCAAATTACAAAGGTATTCGCCCCGTATAAACAAAAAGATTGTAATGAAGACCTTATCGATTCCTATCCCTGTATATATTAATGTTGATTATAAAATCGTCATTAAAAGCGAATACCAAACACAGATGAACTCTCTAGTAGAGCCCTTTATGACCCGCACGGGACAAATTAATGCCTTTTTGATGCATCGAAATGGGCACACCTATGAGGCTTTTATTCAACAAGGGTTTACACACAACAATAACATGAGCAATTTAGAAGAAAACCTGAGAATGTTTACATCAGAGATTACCATTAAGGTTTTGGGCTATTTAATTGGTGAAGGAGAGAACGACGACAGACCAATTGTTCGCGTGGAAGAGAATCTTGTGGAAGTTACTTTTCCGCGAGAAGAAATTGTTAAGGATGTGGATGGGTTTATGCACATTACATCCTGAACTGAAAGTTCGCTTTTCTTCCGTATTCACAAGCCTTTTGGTGTTCAAAATACTATTTAAACTATGATTGTACTGCAATTAAATCCCATTATTTAAGAGAGGAACTTAAGAATGTCAGTAAAAAACTTTAAATTTGTATCTCCTGGGGTGTTTATTAATGAAATTGATAACTCCTTTATTCCAAAATCTCCAGACGCGATTGGTCCCGTTGTAATCGGTCGAGCCATGCGAGGACTCGCTTTACAGCCTATAAAGGTGGAATCATATTCTGATTTTGTGGAGATGTTTGGGGATACGGTACCCGGTGGTGGTAATGGTGACGTATCTCGTGATGGCAACTTTCAGTCTCCGATGTATGGTACATATGCAGCAAAGGCATTCTTAAATGCCGGCATTGCCCCTCTTACTTATATTAGACTTCTTGGTGAACAATCCAGCACTAGCAATACTGGCGATGCAGCAGCCGGCTGGAAGACTACAGTAAACGCTAATAACAATCCCACCAGTAACGGTGGCGCATATGGACTTTGGGTATTTAGTTCTGGAAGTGATGCAATACTTGGAACTGGTAGTCTTGCTGCAATTTGGGAAGTATACAATGGGGCTCAGATTTATTTGAGCGGAACAGTGCGCGGAGGGACTATCGGTCGCACCATCACGTCCGAAGCGTTCTCGACGACAGGCGCTTGTGGAGTGCCGATTGGTACAGATTCAGATAATCTATTTACTTTATATATTAGTGGGGCTACAGCAGGACCAAAAACCGTTAGATTTGGTTTTGATGATTCCAGCGATACATTCGTGCGCAAGCGGTTTAATACTAATCCGCAGTTTTGCAGCACTCCTGGCACCTTCTTTGCCGTCGCTTCTCAGCAAGATTATTGGCTGGGGGCGAGTTTCGAGCAGGAACTCCGTGATGCCTCCCTGGTTGGGGTCGCCACACAGGCCGTTCTCCTCCCGATTGCAAAAGGATCAGATGTGACAGTGGGCCCACAGAACATGCTAGCGCAGGCTACCAAGGAAGGACGAACTGGCTGGTTTATTGGTCAAGATTTGGGCGCCCCAGGTAGTTATGTCCCATTTAGACAGCAAAAATTATTCCGACTCCTCGGACGTGGCCATGGCGAATGGTTGCAGAGAAATTGTAAAGTTTCAATCGAGAAAGTCAGACAGTCAACGACTACTACTACAGATTATGGCACGTTCTCGTTGGTGATTAGGCAGATTCTCGATACGGATAACAATGTCGTGGTAATGGAGCGGTTTGATAACCTCACTCTTGATCCTACATCCCCTGATTATATTGCCCGTCGCATTGGTGACACCTATACGAGTTGGGATTCTGTCGAGAGAAGGCTCAAGACATATGGCGAATATCCAAGTAAGTCTAAATTTGTATATGTTGATGTGAATGCGGATGTTGATGCGGGCGCTACTGATGCCACACTACTCCCCTTTGGATATTTTGGTCCTCCCCGGTTCCGTACTGTTTATGATTTAAATAGTACGGGCGCATGTTCTAAAACGGCTTTGGGTGGCGCCTCCTCCACCGATGGCTCGACGCTATCTAGTTTCTTTTTGACCGGCGGTACCTCAACCCCAGCGCTGGGCGGCGTCGGAGATGTGTTTATGTCTGGAGGCGCCGGCGCAAACGGCTTGG